AGGGGCGCACTCTGAAACTTATGTTCACAAATGCGGTAATCTCTGCCTGTCACACTGACACTTTCATACATCTTCAGCCCTTTTCCCGGTGAATTTCGAGGTCCCCCTCAGCCTTGGCGGCAACGCAGCCAATCGCAGCGAAGACGCGCTGATCCAGAAGCAGAACACCGTCCTGCTGTTTGATGCGGATCCGGCCGTGGGCCAGCTTGTATCCGGGTTGCTGGAAGCCCATCGACTGGGCACGCTCTGCGTCATTCAGCATCCGCGTGAGGCCGAGGAGATCATCGAGAGTAAGCTGGAGGATGCTGCGCTCATCGTCCACCGCGATGCCCCACGCCACCTGCTGGATGTGGGTCTGCCCTTCTCGGGGACTATCCGCTGGGAGAGTGCCGTCGGCTATGGCCGTGGCGTAATGACGCTCCCTGCCGACTTCCTGCGTCTTGTCACCTTCCGTATGAGCGACTGGAGAAAGGACGTCACAGAGCCTATCTATGAAGACGACCCACGATATGCTTTACAGCTTAGTGCCTTCTCAGGCGTTCGAGGTTGCCCCGAGAAGCCCGTGGTAGCTCTTATCCAAGCTCCCGAGGGTCTGACGCTGGAGCTATACAGCTGCGAGGCTGGGGAGTCTATCCAGGTGGAGAAGGCTCGCTACCTACCTCGCCCTAAGATCCGAGAAGGCAAGCTCACGATCTGTGAGCGTCTGCGCGAGGCCGTGGTCTACTATGCAGGGGCACTCACCGCGCTCACGCTGGGCAATGGAGAGCAGGCCAAGGCCCTAATGGAAACCAGTAAGACACTAATGGAATAATGAAAGCAAGGCTTGTGAACTTAGGCGTATTCGCTACGCTGCTTGATGTGTATTCGCGCTTCCCACAGGGGGGCGTGGAAGGCGACTATGTGATTGTCGACGGCAAGGAGCTCTTGTGGGATAAGCACCGCCTCCGATGGGGTGACGCACCACGCAACGACGTAACGGAGCTGCGCCCTGATCCAAGCCCTTACCCAGGTGTTCCAGGTGGCGGAGTGGGCTCTGCTGAGCTGGCGAGCCTTCGCCTCGAGGTAGAGAAGCTGCGTGATCGTGTGGGTGAGCCTAATGGCATTGCTCCGCTCGACTCCGAGGGACTACTACCTTCGAAGCACCTGCCACCCGATGTGAATATCGAGCACAGAATACGCACCGAGCTCAACGACAGCATCAGCCCACTTACGGCACGTGTTCTGCGTCTGCTCCAGGGTGACCCCTCTTTGCAGTGGCTCTTTGTGGAGTCGGCTACGAGTGCACGACGCGTGGAGCATGTGGTCCGCTACTCGAATACATATAAGAAGCTATCCGTACCTGCTGGCGTCATTCGCCACCTCACCATGGGGATCGAAGGGGTACGTCCCGATCGACCACTCTCCGACTACAAGACGTGGGACATACCAGGTATTGAGGTGGATGTAGATGATGCAGTACGCAACCTCTATGTGTATGCACGATGCAGCAAGACCGACAACACGGGGACATTCGTCACCAGCGATGGCTTCAAGCCTATGGAAGGCGAGGAAGGCTACTACCACCTACTTGTCGGTATGCTTAGCTCGCTACCCAACAGAGTGTTCACACCTCTGTACGGGCTTGTGGAGATACCAGCGGCAGCTCTCCGCATCGACAAGCTCATCTCGCCTGACGGGGAGTTCGTCATCGACTTAGTACGTAAGGAGATCCGAGGGTATAAGGTATCCTTCACAGGTGGAGGTGCAAGCGGTGGTCCTGATGCCGACACCATACTCGAGGGCATCTTAGGGCAGGCACGCAGTTACACCGACGACAAGACCGACGGGCTCAAGGGCTATGTCGATACTAAGTCCGCTGGTGCTCGAAGCTACACTGACAGCAAATTCACGGAGGCGGGACGCTCCTTAGAGGATAAGGCCAATACGGTGATTACTACCCTTCAAGGCTACGCAGATGGCAAGGTGCAGGAAGGGAGAGAGTACACCGAGGCGCAGGTGCAGGAGTTGCGAGGTGAGCTGACGACGGGGCTCTCGGGGGTAACCGAAATGAATGCGAAGCTCGAGCGCATGCAGGAGCAGCTCGACGGGAAGGTATCTAATTGGTACTTCAATGGCGCGCCCTCTGCCACTACCCCACCGACGTCGCAGTGGACGACGGAGAAGGACAAGAAGGCTCACATCGGGGATACCTTCACCTCGCTGGATAAGTCACCGAGCCCCAACGCTGGGAAGAGCTGGAGATACACGCCATCCTATACATGGGAGGAGATCGTAGACAGCGACAGCCTGAAAGCGTTGCAGCTTGCCAAGGAGGCCAAGGCGGCTGCCGACGGCAAGACGACCACACACCTAAAGAAGCCCACCTCCTACCAGGTGGGGGACAGCTGGGTGATGACCGAAGCCAACTCTATCGGAGGCGTGAACTACCCACGAGGGACTACACTCTTCGCTAAGGAAGCCTCTACGACATTCAACGCTCTTCACTGGGTGCGCCTGGACGACTACATATCATCGGTAGAGGCTAAGGGCTATGCCGACGGGAAGGCAGGCGAGGCTCTCAATGGCGCAAAGCAATACGCTGACGCTGGCGACAAGACTACGTCCAAGCGTATCGACAGCCAAGCATCGGCTACCCTTGTGGGCGCAAAGAACTACACCGACAGCAAGCACAACGAAGGGAAGAGCTACACCGACGGGAAGGCAGGACAAGCCAAGAGCGAAGCGGTAGCCGAAGCCGAAAAGAAGGACGGAGAGGTACGTAAGTATGCCGACAACGCAGCCAATCAGGCGACGAACAAGGCGAAGAGCTATACCGACGAGAAGGTAAAGGCTATCGAGGACAATGCACGACTACTCGACTACCTACGAACGTCTATCACCGACGGGACTACCGACATCTATGGCGGGCTTGTACTTACCAACTTTATTGCGGCACGTGATCCGAGGACAAAGCAGGTGCGTAGCTTCTTCGCAGGATCTGCTAACACCTCTCTCCCCGCCTTTGCGGCTGGGGTGACGGGCTTCGGGACTACAGGCGAGAAGCGTGTGGTGGAGATCAACCACGACGGCACTGGCCATTGGGGTCAGATGGAGGTGATGGAAGGCGGCAAGGTCTTGCGTATTGCCTCAATGCTATTTGGTGGCAAGCTCCCTGATACCTATACCCACGACTTCCGCACGCTCGAGTTCAACGACACACGTAACGAACGTTGCCGCGTCTACATCGGAGACGAAGGGGCTCTCTTCTTCATGGGCATGTGGGGTGCAAGCCCTCGCTTCGTACGTATCTCGAACAAACTAAACAAGCCCATTGTGCAGATCCGTGGCGACGTCGATATGTCGGGGGCACTCCTCGGGGGGCGTGTGAACGCAAACAGCGTGAGCTTCATCCATAAATGGGGAGCACGAGCGGATCGCATGAGCATCAGCCGAACGGGGACAGGTACATACACCGTTAGACACGACCTCGGACACACGCGCTACTCAGTGCTGTGTATGGACGCAGGTAACGGGCGACACAACGCGAAGGCGGGCAACATAACGGCTAACTCATTCGAGGTCTACACGAAGTACGACAATACGCTGTATAGCGATATTGACTTCACCTTCTTAGTATTCGGAGACAACTATTAACCAGCACCAACCTAACCAACCAAAACCAAAGACTATGATTATTACAGAGTACTTCGACTTCTCCGTGTTCGGCAAGGGGGAGATTACGCTGGCTTCTGTCGTCGTGCTGATTTGCTATGTCGGTGTGCTGTTCGCCAGCATCCTTGACACCAATTCAGCCATACGCAGAGATAAGCGCTTCGCACGTGACCAAGCCCGCAAGGCTATTGAGGAGGGCACAGCGCACGGCACGCTGGACGAGGTGGCAAAACGCTTCTCCCCACGACTGAATAGCTGGGGCATCCGCACACTCCTCGGCAAACTTCTGTGGTACTACGTGTTCCTCATCGTGGCGGGCTTCGCTGATATGCTCTTCCTCATCACAGACGTGTGGCAACTCTTCCACCTGCCCGAAGTGCCGTGGGTGTCTGTTGTCCTTGCGCTGGTGTTCATCGCCACCGAGGGCCTAAGCATTTGGGAGAACAGCCCGAAGAACGACACGCAGAACGTAGTAAAGAGCTTACGCAGACTTCGCAGTGCCTACTCTACCCTGCTTGACGACGAGGAGATGAAGAAGCTCCGTAAGGAACTCAACGACCGAGGAGGTAGTGGCTTTTAACTGACACGACTATGAGCAAGTACTTTTCACTATCCGAGATGACGCATAGCCCCACGGCTATCTCTCGTGGCATCCCCAACGACCCCAATAAGGATCAGATCATGCACCTCAATATGCTCATGGAATATCTTGACGGCATCCGTGAGGAACTGGGGCATCCTATCATTGTCACCTCGGGCTTCCGCTCGGGTGGAGACAAGGGTCTTAATGCTGCCATAGGTGGCAAGCCCGAAAGCCAGCACACTATGGGGCAGGCTGCAGACATCGTACCCCACGACCGAAAGCTATTGAAGAAGCTACTCCATATCATTTGGGATCGTGGGGGCTTCGATCAGCTGATATGGGAGCATCCCAAGGGGCGTAGCGAGTGGATACACGTATCCATTGCAGGGAAAAACAAGCAGCCCCGAGGGCAGGTGCTGGAGTACGACGGCAAGAGATACATGACGATGAAGAAACCTATTAACCCCAATACACTATGAGCCTATTCGGAAGAGCAGAAGCAGGGACGAAGGGGGCATTACAGCTTGTCCAGCGAGGCACAGACAAGCTCATCCCAGTAGAGTTCATCAAAGACCCGTCGGGAGAGGTGCTCGACCCAGCCCTATTCGAGAACCTCATTGTGAGTGTGACGAACGGGCGAACTGCACTCTGTGCCACGCCACCCGTGAGTATAAGTGGCAACACGCTTATCGTCGAGATGACCGCGGATATTACGCGACGCCTCGGCTTAGGCGTATGTGTGATGACGGCTAATGGGCGCATCCCCGACGACGCGTATAGCGACGGCTACCACGACTACGAGGTGGTGATACCCATCTGCAAGATAACTAAGTACGGGAGCAACGAAACTCCTGTAAAGGTAACAGCCAAGGTGCTGGAAGCTCTCCGTGGTGCGAGTGCCTATGAGATCCTTGTGAAGCATGGGTACACGAAGACGGAGGCGCAGTTCGCTGAGGAGTTGATCCCTAAGAATGGAGGAGGAGCAGTAACACCTGGTACTCCTGGTACTCCAGGCGCACCAGGAGAGAGAGGCCCAAAGGGTGACCCAGGGCCCAAGGGTGATCAGGGTGGCCCAGGTCCGCAAGGGCCTCAAGGACCTCAAGGAGCAACTGGTCCAGCTGGCCCACAAGGCCCTATTGGTCCTATTGGTCCTGCTGGCCCGAGGGGTGAACGAGGCGAACAAGGCCCTGCTGGCCCTGCTGGGCCAAAGGGTGAAAAGGGTGACAGCATCTATGACATCTACCTCAAGACCACCAAAGATACCACCAAGCTCACCGAGGCGCAGTATGCGGCCATCAACGCCACCACAACGCAGTACCTCTATCGCATTAACAAAGGAAAGGATGCACCGATGAACGAGCAAACGATGTCGGCAGACCAGCTCATGGAGCTTGACAGACACCGACGCAACATAATCAACGCCCTGCGATCAAAGGGAGCGCAGGTCTCCGACGACGACGGGCTGGAAGCGCTGGGAGCGAAGATCGGAGCGCTAAGTATCTACGTGCCGATCATCTTTAAGCAGCAGCAGTTCCTTGACTGGAAAGATACATCGTTCCCGACGATGCAACTCTCCGAGAGCTATCGACCAGCTGATCTCAGCTATTGCTTCGCCCGAAATCCATTCCTAACAAAGATTCCAGAGGTGCGAGGTATAGAAAATGCAGCTAACGTATCCAACCTTGCTAATAACTGCTCAGCTCTGACCAACGTCTCACTGCCAGTTCTCCACACGGTACAGAGCGCTGAATCGGCCTTTAGTGGCTGTTCGGCTTTGGCGACCGCAACCGTAGGCAGCATGCCCAAAGTAGCAGCTGTAAACAGCCTCTTCCAAGGGGATCAATCACTGACGACCGCAACCGTAGGCAGCATGCCCAAAGCAGCGAACACGAACCTAATGTTCTATAACTGTTCCTCGCTGAAGAGCGTATCTCTCGACCTCTCAGGGGGAGAGATCACAAGCTCGGAGCACATGTTCAGCGGCTGCTCAAAACTTACAGCTGTAACGGGTGTAATAGATCTCACCAGATCGCAAAGAACAGGTAACATGTTCAACAACTGTGCCTCGCTCGAAGAGCTGCACGTCAAGGGTCTAAAGGTTGACCTTGATCTCTCCGCGTGCGTCAGTCTATCCACCGCAAGCGTCAAGTACCTTGTTGACAACCTGCAACAGGCGACAGGCAAGAGTATCACACTCCCTGGAGGTTGGCAGACCGATCATCCAGCCGAGGCGCGTGAGTACGGGCAAAAGGCAGCCGCCAAGGGGTTCACGCTTAATTTTAGATAGCTATGGATATGATAGAGCTAATTGCACCCGACGGCTTCGCCTACGTTAACCGAAGCCACCGACTAATCGGATACTACCTCTACTGTCCCGACCAGCAGTCTGCCGACCTTTGGGCGCTCACGCCCAAAGAGGAGGCTATCGCCCTTGATAAGCAGTGGAAGGCGGAGGATAAGGAGAAGCTCAAGCGAGAGCTGGAGAGTAACTAACTGCGGGGCGGGGTGCAGAGCCTCGCCCCTCCTCATAAATACAGAGAGATATGAAAACAAATAGACTGAGCGTGGGGGAGAC